TGGCGTATTGTTCGATCTGCTGTTTGGGGACCAGGTGGCTGCACTTGTGCTTTCCGAGCCACCCCCAGGTGTCCGTGTAGATTTCATTGGCAATCAGCGGATGACCATTCTTCTGGGATGCCGACAGCCAGTCGGCGGGTTTCGGCATTTCCGAGCCTGATTCTGAATCCCCGTCGGGCAAGGGCACGATTTGAAGTTTCTTGGAGTTGCCGTCCAGTATCTTGTCCGCCAGAGCCTTGCGCGGCCTTCCGCCGGCACCAGGCTGCGGACCTCTTTTTCCCATCAATTCACCTCCAGTCAAAGAAAGGGGGTTAATACCCCCAAAACTTACGGAAAAATTCACGCGACGCCCCACGCCCGTTCCCCGGGCAGAGGGTTGTAGAGATTCGATTCCCCCTACCGGTCGTGCCAACGGTCCCCGTCGCGAGCGGTAATGGCAGAGTGGCAAGGGGTGCAGAGGGCCATGAGGTTCGATTCGTCATGGGTTCCTCCCCTTGCAAGGGGAAGGATGTGATGCACTTCCGTTGCCTGAGTCATCCGACCCTGCTTCAGGCACTCCTCACAGAGTGGATGGGCTTCGATGTAGCGATCCCGTATGCGCTTCCAGGCACGGCCATACCGCTTCTTGGAGTGGGGATCCCGGTCGTACTTCTCGTAGCGGGCCGCCTCCTGACGTGCATGTTTCTCACAGAACCTTGAGTCGGTCAGCTCCGGACAACCGGGATGTGAGCAGGGTCGCTTTGGTTTCCTCGGCATGGAACACCTCCTTCTGGGCATAGAAAAAGCCCTCGCGGTGTCCCAACGAAGGCTCTCTACTTTATTTTTGTGCTATCCTAATCATCTCATAAGAACGGGGTATCATTCTATGTCTTTAGGTATCCTGATCCATCAGACCGGCACAAAACTCGAGGGCTGCGTTGTGCATCTTATAAAGGTGGTGGATGCTGTAACACATGTTCACGGCAATCTGCTCCCACGTCTTGAAACACAGGTAGCGGAGTTCCAGGATGGTCTGGTACTCGGGATTGGAGACGGATTTGACGAGTTCGACGATCTCACGTTTGAGATCCACCAGGTTGTCGATGTCAGTGTTGATGTCCGCTTCAAGGTCCATGATTTTGCAGATGATATCCTCCATGCGGTGAAAGTTCCTGGCACCGCTGGGCGGGACATCGCTCAGGGTGGAAGTCGCTTTGGTCGCCAGGTCATGGAGGGATGAGACCTGTTCGATCTTGCTGTTGATCCGCTGGTCTATTCTGTAGGCTTGGGACAGGTAATCCTTCGCCGCGGTTATTTTCTTATTCATAGGCTACCTCCGATTCAAAGATTAAGGTCACTCGGATTGGCAGCTTTTGACTTCTTGGATTGTCTTTGATTTACAAATTCGCTTTCACGGCATCGATCAATGCTGACTGGTTATGATCTTTGTCCTTGAGGGCTTTCATGACCCGCTCGTCTATGGTGTCCTGCGCCACGAGATGATGGATGACGACGGTGTCGGATTCCTGGCCTTGCCGCCAAAGTCTTGCGTTGGTCTGCTGGTAGAGCTCAAGGCTCCAGGTCAATCCAAACCATACCAGGGTTGAGCCGCCGCTTTGAAGGTTCAGCCCATGTCCGGCAGAAGCTGGGTGGATGATTGCGATGGGTATTTCACCTTTGTTCCAGGCTTTGAGGGACTCTGCTGTATCAAGCTTTGTCACAGGGAATCGATTTTGGATCCGTTCCAGGTCATGCTTGTACCAGTAGGCGATCAGGACGGGTTTCCCGTTGGCGGCTTCAATGAGGTCTTCCAAGGCATCAAGCTTTCGGTCGTGGAGCTGGACGACTGATCCGTCATCGGAATACACCGCTCCGTTCGCCATCTGAAGCAGCTTGTTGGACAAAGTGGCAGCGCTTCCCGCATCGATTTCCTGTCCTTCAAGGGAGAGGACCAGGTCTTGCTTCATGGTCTCATAGGATTTGTGCTCTTTTTCCGAAAGGCGTACGGGGATCTCGTTGATGATGCATTCCGGCATTTTGAGATAGTCCGTGCTCCTCATGCTGATGGTGATGTCCGATATCAGCCGGTAGATTTCATCCTCCGCTCCCGGAAGGGGCTTGTAGCTGAATATGATCTGCTGGTTGCGCTTGTCCGGGGTAAAGAAGGTGTTCCTGTAATGTGAGATGAACCTTCCGAGCCGCTGACCCAGGTCAAGGATCCCGATTTCCGCCCACAGGTCCATCAGTCCGTTGCCCGATGGAGTTCCCGTAAGCCCGACGATCCGTTTCACCTTGGGCCGCACCCTTCGCAGGGCTTTGAACCTTTTCGACCCGTGAGCCTTGAAGGACGACAGCTCGTCGATGACCACCATGTCGTAGTCAAAAGGGAGCCGGCTCTTGTTGACAAGCCAGTCCACATTTTCCCGGTTGATCAGGTAGATATCCGCGGCCTGCATCAATGCGGCTCTGCGTTCCGACTCATTCCCGATGGCCACGGTGTAGGTCAGCCCTTTCAGGTGGTCCCACTTTTCGATTTCCGCAGGCCATGTGTCACGTGCCACCCGCAGCGGGGCGATGACCAGTACCTTTCGGATCAGGAAGCTGTCAAGACAAAGGTCAAAGATGGAAGTCAGCGTGATCACGCTCTTGCCAAGCCCCATGTCCAGAAAGACGGCGGAGACGGGGCGCTCCAGTATGAAATTGGTGGCGAAGCTCTGATATTCATGGGGACTGTATTTCATGAAGGACCCCTCCAATCTGTCCGGGGTCGTCAATGCAGAACACCGGAAATCCTAACGCTTCCAGTTGCCTTTTCCGCTTTTCCTGCAATGGCCTTGGCTTCTTCCCAGGGGCCTTCATTTCAATGAAGGCTAACTTACCATATGGGAATAGCACCAATCGGTCGGGCATCCCATCAAATCCTGGGATATTCAGTTTCAAGGCAAGTCCTCCCCGGAGTTTCACTTTTTTTATGAGTTTTGCTTCGATAATTTTTTCTCTCATGCCATTCCTTTCCGCCTTTTCATGAGTTCCAAAGTTCCAGGTTCCAAGAAGTTCCACGGAATCCTTATAGCCTATACGCGCGTATATGCAGGTGTCCGTGATGGCTCTCTCCCTATATCCATATTTCTTTATATATTTAGGAATTATGGAACTCATGGAAAAAGCATTGATTTATAAGGGTTCTAAGCGGTTCTAAGATGCGGTCTCCTGACGTCTCGTGGCTACCAGCGGGAAGGTCTCCGTGATGACTTCTTCCTTGGACTGCCCATTGTTGACTCTCAGCCATACATACTGAGCGCCGTAGCCCTTGATTTTCTTCTTCTGGCCGGAGTAGACCCAGCCGCCGATTTTTTGCATGATGAGCTTGATCTTGTAGCTGTCCGCCTGGCGTTCGAATTTGCCCCGGTCGTTCCCGAAGCATTCGCACCAGATCTCCATGTTGCTGACATACTCGCGAGCCATGGTTCCTTCAACTCGAAGTGGGTCGTCGGATGAGAAGTAATTTTTCCGACTGTAAAGGTCCATGTCGTACCAGTTCTCAGGCAGGAGCATGTCCAGGAAGTCCTTCACAATGCCTTCCCGCTCGTCGGTCTCAAGGGCGGCAGTCTGTTCGGCCTTAGCCTGTTCGGCGGCTTCGCCGTCCAGGTAGAGTTTCTCGCCTTGGGTCCAATAGTGCTTGGCTTCAGCCCAGATCTGGGGCACATCCGTTTCCGGCAGATCCCAACCCTTCTTTGTGGATCCATGGACGCGCACCACCCAGAACCTTCGGTTGCCGGTGGTGTCGCGAAGGAAGCCTGCGCTTTCGGCATTGGTCGAGCCGACCAGGATGCACTGGCGGGGATGACTCTCCACGGACCTGCCGTAGGAAGGCCGGTATTGGTCGTCCTGCCTGGAAAGGAACCCCTTGATGTTGTTAACATCCATCTTGGACAGACCGGCAAGCTCCGGGATCTCGACGATCCACACGCCCTGGATCTTCTCGGCTGCGTCTTTGCCTTTTCCCATATCCGTGAAGTTCAGGCTGTCGGAGAACCACTCCCCGGCGAGCCTTGCGAAGAAGGTGGACTTGCCAAGATCCGTCTGGCCGTTCAGAACCAGCATGGAGTCATACTTGACGCCCGGATGATAGATACGGGCGACCGCCGCCACCAGAGTCTTTCTCGTGACGGTCCTCGTGTATTTGGTGTCGTCGGCTCCGAAATACTCGATGAGCAGCGTGTCGACCCGGCAAACGCCATCCCACGGTGGAACGCTGTCCAGATATTCCTTGATGGGATGGAAGGCCCTGTCGTCAGCCACCTTCGTAATCGCAAGCTCATAATTTCTGGATGAGAAGGTTCCATAGGTCCTATCCACGTAAGCCACCAGCTGGGCCGTATCGGCGTCTCGCCAGGACTGGTGCGGTCTTGACCACGGAAGGCCGGGGTCGCCGTAGATCTGGTTTGCCAGACGGTTGTATCTGATCCCTTGCAGCTTGGAGTCGTTCTTCAGGATCAGGAGCAGGTTGCCCAGATTGTTCTTGAGGACTGTAGAGCGCGGCTCATATTCCAGGTTTTTCTCCCAGTCAGAACTCACTTCCGTGAAATCCGAGGATGCCTGGGCTTTGCGTTCATCGGCCAGAAGGAGCTTCACCCGTTCGTCGGATACAGCAAGTTCAGTCATGGACTTGTAGGACGGGAGCTTGGTGACGGGCGTTTCCTCCGGGTAGTTTTTATCATGGTCGCGGTACTTATGGAACCTGACCAGGTCGAAGGCGTTCATCAGTTTCCCGCAGGCAGGGTCTGTGGCATGGTGGCTGTATGCAAATTTGCCGTCGTAGATCACCACGCCGGCGCTGCTGTCTGCAGGGATGTAGTCGTACCTCCCGTTCATGGCGGAGGGTCCGTAGATGTCAGAGAGGAAGGTGTCGATGGCTTCCTCAACGCTGTATGCCCGGTTGAAGGCGCCGATGATGCCCGGTTTTGTAAGCGGTTCTGCAGCCTGGGATGCCGCTGTGTGGATCACTTCCGACTGACGGCTGGAGCGCGGCCAGGTGGACTCGTCCTGCCAGTTGTCGTACCGGGACAGGTATTCATCAGGATTGAGGACCTTGCCGTCATGCCTTTTGTAGAAGAACTCTCCGTTTGATGAAGTGGACGGCCAGTACATCAGGCGGTGCGGCTCATAGGTCGTGTCGTCGAAAAGGTCGATCCCGATTTCCTTGGCCACCATCCTCGCAACTGCCGGGTATTCCGCTTCGGTGACTTCCCGGGCCAAAGGTATTGCCAGACGGATGCGGGGATGCTCAGGGGTATGCTTGT